TATGAATAGATCATTCCATTCGTCGTCAGTAATTGATTCAGGATCTTGGTTGTATTTGCCAATGAATTTGTATATTTCGTAGGCACTCCAAGCACTCATGCCTACAGAGATTGCGGTAATTATTGTACCTATTCCAATACCTGCTATTACAAGAGGTACGGCTTCATTCAATGATTCAGTTCTTTCAGAGACTATTTGATGGACTTTCATAATATATATTTATTTAAAGTTGAACTACGTTCAACTGTTCTTCGCTCACGCTCGAACTATTTTCTTTATTATTAATGCGAAGCATTTAAGTATTATCTAGATTGTTCAGTCACACTTTGCCCTTGCGGGCAAAGAAAATTGAACATTATCTGAGTTGCACAATCCACTTAGCGTTACAGCAGTTACAGAGGCGGTCATCCGGTACCTCGAGCTGTGTCTTTATTATGACGGCGGTCCACTAACATACGCTAACATGCTAGCAAACGTGGGTATTTCTCCCTCTTTTTGCCTTTGAAATCCTTGAAACAATCAAACCGCGGCAGCTTTGCGATCCTGGTCCTGTAAAGGATACTGATTGAGTGCTCTTAACGGCAAGAGTCTACGGATCCCTGCGACACTGGGTCCAGGTTTCTTCTGTTCGCCACCCGAGATTAGCCGGTGGAAGCCTTAACCGTTTAGTTGTTTGCCTTTGATGTGTGAGCCGTGTACACGAACAGCGATTTGTCCGTTGTAGTAGTCATCTGATTCTAATACCCGCCTGGAGAATTGTTCTCTTGCCTCGATATAACTACATTCAGCCTTTGATGTGCAGTAATAAATTATTTCTCTATGGAAATTTTCTCTGCCTTGTTGTTCTACGTCTTTGTTTAATTGGTCGTTTGAGCCATAGTATTCACGCCAGTCAGAATCAATTTTGGATTTAATCCGCTTTTTCTTCTTGGTGCCGTTCTTGAGTTTTACTGTTTTATAAGTTGTTTTAGAAAATTTTGATAATTTCTTGCCTATATATTTTCGACCAGTGATGTTATTAGTGATACAATAGACAAATCCAATACATACTTCAGGTAAGGTTTCGACTATTGTGTTTTGATAATACCATGACATCAACTAGTTAGTTCTTATTGGCCTCTTGATCTTTTAAAAGTGATTCTTTGTACTTGGGACTTTTAACTTTTGGTTTAGTTGCCCTAATTGCCTGTATTTCTTCGCGCCTAGTGATTGTTAAGTCTCTTATTTCAGCCAAGAGCCGTCGTAGCTCGATACCAGCCACATGAGTTTGTCTAGCTTGCCATCTCTGGTGTAGCTTGTAGTACTCATGTACTTTTCTCATTAGACTGGTATGTGCGTCTTCCATCAATTTTCAATTTCTAAGTCATTAGCATAGCTAGTGAATCCATTTTCTTTAATCACTTTGAGTACATTGTTCACTCGTCCGATTAATTCGTCCTTGTGACTGATCAAATAAATGTTTTTCTTACGTTCCCTAGCCATCTTCTTTAAGACACTTAAGGCATTTTCTACGCCTGCGGCATCTAGTCCGTTGTCAATAAGTTCATCAATGAATAACAAGTTGATACTTTGATACAAACTTTCCCACACATCTCTAAAACTCCAGCTTAATCCTAAAATTAACCTATTGCGTTCTCCACGTGACAAATTGTCAAAGTCTAGATCCTGCCCAAGTTGTGTAATTTCCACAGTTAAATCATTTTGAAATACCACTGTGTGGGGTAATCCCATTTTATCCAAATAGTAGGTAAGCCTATTATTAAGGTAGGCAAGATTTTGATCTATGATCTTTTTACGGATAAAACTATCTTTGCTGGTCAGCAACTTGAGCAAAAACTCTTGATGGCCCTTAAGTACATTGAGATTGTTTATGCTATCCCATGTGATTTCTTGAAGCGCAGTATTACGCAAATCATCTATTTGTTCTTGATAAGGATCTGTTTCTTGCTGTCTAGCACCCAACGCAGTTTCTAAACTGGTTAAATTGTTTTGATGTTTAAGAGCTTCTTCTAGTGTATCGTAATAAGTTGTTGGCCTACCGTTGATATCGCCGATACCTTCAAGCTCAGTCACAATAATAGCATAGCTATCACTGAGGCTTTGAAGATATGTGTAAGCATCTGCTAGATTCTTTTCAGCAAGCACGGACATTTCTTCATGCTTGTGGGTGTGTAGCTCTTGCTCACAAGCTGGACAAGTGTTATTTTTTAGTTGCTCTATTTCTTTTGTGTATTTGGTTACACTTTTATCAGCTTGAATTAACGCAGTTTCAATTGTGGCCTTTTCTTTGTTAAGGCTTTTTATTTTAGCTGCTTGCTCATTGTATGTTTTTAACTTAGCGTGAGCTGTGAGTTCTCGTTCGATGTCTACTGCTTGTAGTTCTTCTATGGACTTGGTAATTCTATCGCAATCTGTTCGTTGCTGAGCATACCAAGCACTCAGTCTTGTCTCCAAACCAGTAATACTCAATTGAATTTTTTCATTAGACTTCTTTACAGCTTCGATATCTGCGTTCTCTTGATAAATTTGATCTTTAGTTACTCTCACTTGCTCTTTAAGAGCCTCTGCCTTTTCACTTAGTAAGGTAATGCCTAACAGTTGTTCAATGATAGCACGTTGTTCGTTGGCTTTCATGCTTAAGAACGGTTCGGTATAGGTATTCAAAGCCAAGATATGCTTAAACATATCGTGACTCATACCCATTAAGTCATCAAGGTCCTTTTGCGTTTCCCGCATGTCACCTTGACTGTCATCAGCAGAGTCAACAGAGTGTTCTTGATCGTTCACATAGAACTTCATGATAGCAGGTTTGCGACCCCGTTCAATCTTGTACTTGTTACCGTCTTTTTCAAAACTCAGTGTAACCAACATGTTTTTGCCATTGATCTTGTTGATCAAGTTATCTTTCTTGATATTGGTCAATGCTGTGCCGTATAACGCATAGGTTAAGGCATTGATAATGGTAGTCTTACCGGTACCGTTACGGCTTCCACTGTCATCTCCACCTTGATCTAGGTTTTCACCTAGTACAAGGGTAAGTTGTTCTTTACAGAAGTCTACCGCTTGGGTTTGATTACCCACACTCATGAAATTTTTAACAGTTAGTTCTTTAATTTTAATTGTCATAGGCTATTATAGATACTCAATAATACTTTACTATCGAAAGTGTCACTTTCGATATTGACCAACTGATTGCTCACAATTTGATCCACACTTTCAAATGCTTGTATATTGATATCAGTATTGATTTCAACTTCTTTCTTTTCAGATATCAGTGTTAGTTCTCTAATATCATAATCACTAATAAATTTTTCCTTGATAAAGCTAGCTTCTTCGTAGCTGATGTCAATGTCGAGACTTACTCGCAGATGCATCTTGCTGGTAATCAGCGTATCTGCTTCGTCAATCAACTGACTTAATTTAATAGTTCTAAATTTAGGACACTCTGTCCAGTTAATATACTGGGGCACACCATCCCACTCTAAAATCATCATGCCGCGTTCGTCGTCCCACGTATCAGCATAGTTGTGCGGAAACGCATTACCAATGTAATGCATATTTTGACGTTGTTGTCGTTTATGAAAGTGTCCGCTAAACCCAAGTTCGTAGTTTTTAAAACTATCCAACTGAATTTCACCATGATCCGGCATCTGAACCATGGCATTCATGAAGAAACTGGGCAATTCAAAGTGACCAAAGATATATTTGCCACCTTTCTTGCCTATGGTTTTCCATTCGTCTCCGACAAGCCACGGACATAAGGTGACGTCGCCAATAGTAGTAGGTTCGTGTACCACAGTAATTCCAGGAATATACTTTCCGAATTCGACGCTGTGAATATCCCGCTTGTCTTTGTAATAAAGATCATGATTACCAGGAAAGAAATAAAACTTATCAAAAGCCTGTCCCAGTTTCTCAAGGGCTCTAAGGCTGTAGTCCATAGTTGTAATATTAAGACTATTGCGGTTGTGATGCCAATCGCCCATAAAAATACCTGTATCACATCCGTTCTCCTTGGCCTTTGCAATATACCAATCAACAAAATCTTCACAGTCTTGATTGTGTGTTTGACTGTTTGATTTTAATCCAAAATGTATGTCTGTAAAGCAAGCAACTTTTTTAAATAAATTACTCACCTGATTCACCTTCGAAACGTTTTATAGCATTTGCATGTTCACCAGCGCCAGTTCTGCTGTAGCTAGGATTCATGCCATTCATCTCCAATAGGTCGTCACGAATATTTTGATTACGTTTTTCTAAATTAATAATGCGAACAAAACTGTTAGTCACCGCTGCCGTAAAGTAGGCAAATGGGTTATCACTTTTGCTTTCATCAAATTGTAAACCAATTTGTGTTAGTTGTAAAATAGCCTGTCCTTTCATTTCGTCGTTGTAAGTATAACCTCGTACATTGCCTCTTGTGGCATATCGTTCACATAATTTAATGTACATACGGGCAAGTGTATTTGTAATCTGCCCGTGATCTTTGTTAAATTTACCAGTTTCTAAATCACCCTTCCAGTGACTTTTTCCAACACATACTAAAATATCTTTATCGTCGAACTTCCAGTGTTGAAATGGAG